ACGTTTGGCATTTTCTCACTCCTTCTTTCACCAATATAAAAAGGCGATGCTATTTCATGAGCATCACCCCCTTAAAATTCACTATTAAGAACACACCTGCATCTCGGGTGTGAAGGAACCGCCGGTGCATCCGCGATGTCAAACACTTTATCATTGTTACTTGCGCATTTAGGGCAAGTCCGGTTATCCATAACAGCCATGTAACGGACTTTAGTCACCCCTGCTTCTACCATTGCAGAATAGTTTGCTTTTGAAAAAGCGAAACTCGTTTCCGTACGTGCGATCATTTCCGCTCGCCAGTTCGGGATATCCATCACTGACTGAATACGTTCCATCCATTCTCCAACACTTTCCCCATTGGCATAAGCCTCTGCACATTGCTTCGCCAACATTTGTCGTGTCGTTTCTTCAATGCCCTTAATTCGTGCACCAGCGTTTTCTTCCAGATCTTTTTTTACACCTGAATGAACGAAATCAAAGGAAACGGAAATTCCAGCCTGCCCTTTCACTTGTTCAAACGCAAAGGCGCCGGCCGCTTGATAAGCACTAACCAAACTATTGTAAAAAGAATAGGTGTTATCCTCTTCCACCGTCCGCCAGGCTTCATCAAATGTCTCTAAAACCTTTTGGGCGATTAAACCATTAACTTCAACCTTTGATTGATTATCCGATTCTTTCTTATCTGTCATGCACTGGGAGCAGCCTTCATGTTCATGTTCTAGCGCTATCGCTAGCTCATTAAGATAAATCGGAATCACACTATCATGGATCGGCCGCAACTTCTCAATTTCCTTAATCTTCGCCTCCAGTCCGCCTTTTTTCATCTGCTTGAAAACTGCTTTAAAGAAAAGACGAATATCATCGGCTAAGGACTTTTCTATTTCTCCGATCTCTTTAGAGTGAAGGGGATTTCCTTTAGTCTTGCTGTCAGTAGTGGCTCGTCCTGCTGCTGTAACAGATTGACGACTGATAGGAGCTGTACTTGGATTCAACGGATTGATTGTTTTCCTTTCCGTTTCTTGCTCTTGTTTCGCCTCATCCATTTCCTCTTTGATTTGTTCAATTTCCGCCTCAATGGCTTCCTGGTTTTCCAGACCAATATCACGGCCTAGATATTCCAAAGCAAAGCGTCGAGAAACAAGTGGATCAGGTTGAGATGAACGAAGTTTAATGACACGATCCACTTTTCTATCCACCGTGTCTTCGCCATTTTCAGCCCACATGAAGTTCAGATCAACCAGACTTGGGTCTATGCCTTGAAGATTTAATTCAAGCTCCAAAAGGGCACGTAAGCCGGAAAATGGGCTGTCATCGCCATACTCCAATAGATCACGCAATTCCTGTGTATCTTCTTCAAATTGTTTCTTCTGGTCCTCTACAATATCCCGATTCACATTTTTGCCGAATCCTAATAAATGCAGAGGAACCCCGGTACCGATCATGTAGACTTCTTGCAAGTGCTCGATGTCCTTAATATGGTCCAGCTGGGCATCCCCATTTAGATCAGTAATAGAGGTTAAGCCATTACCGAAGTAATCCGTCGTTACGGCTGCAACCTTCGGATTATCAAGCTTGTTCTCCTCTTTGTATTTTTTTACATCAGACCATTCGCCTGGATTGTCCTTTGTTCCGACACTATGCAGCCGCCTTGGAACTGCCCGCGTCCGCCGTCGAACAACTAAATCTTCTTCGGTCATATTTAATTTTTTCCAAAATGAAAGACAGGTCAGGTACTTGCTATTGCCGTACAACTGGCCTGCCTCATGGTCATGACGTATATGGTTGATCGAATACAGTGGAAAACGTGTTAAGATTTGCCTGGATACCGGGTCAATCTGTCGGAAGGCATCTTGAATATCCGGAAATCTGCCAGTGATATCCTCATTCCGTTGCATCGTAATGGCCGGAAGGTTTTTAACATCCTGTATCCGCATATTAGATAAATCGATGATCGGATTCAAGTATAATTCGCCGTCTTTCAATAAAGACCGAGCCCAGGGGAGCAACTTTGAATTCAATTGCGTTCGTCTTACAAAATCGTCAACGATTTCTTGAGTTTTATTTGCCAATTCCTCACTAACTGATGAGGTAACCTTAATGCTTAGTCCCCTGCGGACGGTTGTCCTAGCGAATACATGATTAGCCCGTTTTATCCGGGTATCTGATTTCATCATCTTGTCTATGTCTTGCAGCAGATTAACTTTTTCCCAGTTAATCCGAAATACATCGTAATCAAATAGTGTAGGAGATGTCTTGGAAACATTCCCGTGATCAGTATGATGATCCGATTTATTGGCTCCCTCGGGCAGCCAATTGATAAATGTGTTTAGGACGTTTCGAATGCCGTTTGTGATTTTACCCATGGCACACCTCCTTTCAGGTAGTTAGAATAAACAAAGTTAATTTAACAAATACTAATCCCATAATTGTCCATTGGAGGTAATTTATGAAATCAGAATCTAATTTCGCTGCCACAGTTTTCTTTGCTATCCTTGGCTTAATACTCTCTACCATTTTTAGCAGCATTATAATTTCACAAAATAAACAGCTACTATCAATGCAAAACAGTAAACAGAATAACAATCAGAGTAATTATCGTTAATTTACTGTAAAAACCGAGAAGGAATGAATTTATTCTGTACTCGGTTATTTCATGTATAAAAACAAATAAATATTCAAAATTACTTCGTAAAATAAAATTTTGGCGAATAACTTTCTTTAAACAGAAAGCGATTAAACCAAAGGAAATTGATTTCATCAGTCAAGTGTTACTTATACAAAATTCATACATTGCTGATTTCATGCGTATTTTCCTAATCATGAAAGAATTATTTCCCGGAATTCCTGCATAAAATTTTCATTTTTTCTTCATTTCCACCACACAAATAAACTCACGATTCACCATGACATCACCGGCAATAAAAAATCCACTTGGTTGTGTTAAAAAGGTTGTGAATTTATTGTACTGTTTGGCATCTAAGATAAGCTTTTCTATGATGCCATGAGCGAATTTTATCGTTACAACGTACATGGAGTCACCTCATAAATTATCAAAATAACTGCCGCTCATGAGATCAGCATAAGAGGCAATTACTGGTTCGGATGTAACCACATCTCTCTTCGTCTGCAACGCAAGGCATGCATAGCGTAGCGCGTCAATAAGGTGGTTATAGTCATCAATCGGCTTGTTAACCAACTGACCGGATTTATCAGTATCCCAAACGTAGTTACTAAGTTCCACAATTGTATTCACGCATTTTGGATGAACATATATCGTAAATTGCTGAAGCAACTGTATGCCGTTTAAGATACTGTCTTTTCCTTTAACTGCTGGAGTAATCCGACTTATTCCTAAACGTCTAATTTCCTCAATGGATTTCGGCTCGGCAGAATCTGCGACTATTCTTTCTTTGCTGTAACCTTTATACTTAATCATTTCAGCTATTTGATTGTTCAGCATCGCTTTTTGATAATGTTCATCATATATCCAAAGCTCCCGATTTTCTTTATCCACCAATGCGGCAATAAAGGCTGTCGGATCCACTGAATAACCAAAGTCTAGTCCAAAAGCAGATTCGATCCCAGGCTTTTGAGCGATCTCTTTCCAATCGAATTCCCGCTCTTGCCAATTCTCAAAAACAGAACCTTCTGCGACACCCCAATCACCTAATCCCTCTACTCTATATCTTTTCGGTTTATTTTTCTTCATCCATTCAAATAGCGCTCGGTCATCATCGCCTAAAAATTCGTTGCATTGATAGGTAGTGGTGATGGCCAGTGTGTTTTCGTTTGGAGAATCAAAAAAACGGCTTTTCAGCCAGTGTTTTTCATTCCAGGGGTTGAAGGTAATGGTTAGTTGCTTAAAATATCCCTTCGGCAACTCACCGCGGATGGACATGTCAACTTTATCAAAGTCATCTTCGTTGGTAATTTGGTATGCTTCCTCAAACCATGCCCAGCAAAGGAAACCAGTATCTACCGTAATAGATGTTATCTTTAATGGATCATCGAGACCTCGAAAGAGAATCTTCTGTCCAGTAGGGAGATAAATTGCCTCTAGTGGACTAAGTTTAAAGTTCCATAAATGAGAAACTCTTAGTTGATTTGCTGCCCATTTTAACTGTGCATAGGTACTGTCCTTTTGGGTATCTTGCACTTTACGAACAACAAGGGTGTTTGCCAGGGGGTATTTCATCATACGGTAAATAATATTAAGGGCTGTTGTCGTACTTTTTTTTGAACCCCTACCGCCTTTGACAACCCGATAACGGCCTTTAAAGTTCCAGTATTCTTTATAACCGGCGCCAACAACCTTTTTTAAGCTGACATTAATCATCTAAATCATCAATGATGGTTACACCGACATTTCCTTCGTGTTTCACCTCTTGCTTATCACGCCATATTTCAGGCTTACGATTTTTCAACCAAAATATCTGTGCTGTAGTATTTGGCTTTTCGTATTTACGGACGGTGACAACTTCACCTCTAGGCGTTGCCACTTCCTCTTCATACTCAAAACCCAACGCAGACCGAAGCAATGCGTTTTCCACTTGTCGGTCAATAACCTCTTTCCCTCTTTTTAAGGCGTCTGAAATGTCAGGAAATCGGTTTTTCCAATCCTGCAAGGTACCACGACTTATTCCCATATTTTCTGCAATCTGCTCTTCGATAAGGCCGTCCCTTGCCCATCCTTCTATCTTTATTAATCCTTCTTCAGTTAGCCAGTATTGAAATTTTCCTTTTGCCATAATATCACCTCATTTCACCGCTTTCCTGAGAGAATAAGATTTTTAAAGCTATCATTTTTATGTTCATCAGCATGACAATCTATACATAAAGTAATTCCATTATCAATATCAATTCTATGCACTGGACTAATTACCCAAGGGATTTTATGATGGGCTACTTTTCCTTTTTTGCCGCACCTAACACAAGTATGATTATCACGCTCTAAAACTTTCTTTCTCCATCTTCTAACTAGTGGATCGCCACGATCAACCACAACTGCTGCATCTTCAACAATTTCCCGCCAATCAGGAACAAAGTGAGATAAAATCAAGGAAGCTGCATGCTTTCTATTAGGGCATAAAATCTCGTCACTGATAATAACAGCCATAGCTTCAATTACTAATTCAGTTTGTTCTTTTGCTGTTTTTATGGGTGAATTTTTACGAAACAGAATTGCTTTTACTTTCATTTCCCTCGCCATGCTCCGTTTTTCTTATAATAGGTTTGACGATGTACTCCCATAATATCTTCCCAATCAACCTTTTCTTTTTTTCGCTTTTTCTTTTTTGTTGATCTGAATTTCTCAAGCTGCTGCTTCTGTTTATCTGTTAACCGTTCTTCAATCTTCACAACCATCACCTTCTTACAAAATATATACGGGTAGGGATTTGCACCCTACAGATTGACTGTTTAATAGTGACAGTTTATTTAAGCCTTGCGCATAGGCACAGTCAATAAGTGTGATGTCACCGCACACCGCATTTCTGCGTTCGTCTACCTTTTCCGCCACCGTATTTCGTCCGGGATAACCCCAAACCTCTCCTACTCTGCTTCCTTAACACTTACCCCTGTAAGGATCAGTGGCCATAATCATTTGGCCAATGGCAAGTGAGCATTTCGAAATAAACCTCTCGCACGACCAAGGTTAAAACCCGAGTACACATTTCTGCTTCCTCGTCTCGATGCTCGAAGTCATTACAAAGAAAAAGACGATACCACAAAGGTACCGCCTGTTAACTAGATCATGAAAGCCTGCTAGAGTTCCCAAGAATTTTGTCAGGACTGTTTTCCGCCAGCCCTATAAAACTTGCATACTATCATTTTAGTTCTTAAAAAATAGAAAATCATGTCGATTTTACTGCTTTTTTACTGCTTTATTCTCCCAAAAATCCGAAGGCTTCTGCAACAACCGCTATCATTTCTCGTTTTAATCTGTAATATGTTTTATCTGTAATACCTAACTCTCCGTAGATGTCTACATCAGTGCGATCTAACAAATAACGGTTGTCCCAAATTTTCTGCTGAATCGGTTTTAACGAGTTGTAAACTAAATTTAATTTAGCAAGCGTTCGTTTGTACTCCTCTATTTCCAATTCGGTCAAGGTGATTTTTTCTGGCTCGCTATAAAATTGGTTGCTTCGCTGACTCTCATTCCCCGAATAGCCCGCCACCATTTTAGGTTCTAAATCCATTTTCTTGCTTTCAATGATAGCCTGAAGCATTTTATAACGGCTCATCAGTTTTTCTGCTTTACGCTTTGCTTCTTTGGTAAGCTTTAATTCTAAGAAAGATAGTTGCATTTAATCACCTCTCAATCAACTTTACTTCTTGCTTTCCTGCTATTCGGCCACTGCCACTCCCGTTTATTCCGTTCAAATGTACCTGTAATTTCTTTTTTATACGGTCGAACGGGATGCTTTTTCACATATTCCGCCAGTTGATCCGGCGTCATGTACCAAACGTGAACTTCCCCATGCAAGCTCATTTATTTCACCCTTTCGAATTATTGAATGTAACCATTTGAAAATCTCTAGTTAACTGAAAGGCCTGTTCATCCGTAAATCCTTGTTTTTTAAGTTCAAAATAATAACCCCACAGCACCGGGCTTATATCTCTAAGCAGTGCTTTTAATTGATCCAATTGCGCTAAAAAATCCATTTACTTCGCCTCCAGAATCTTAATTTCATTTTCCGCCTCAACCATCCTGCCAAATCGATATCCTTCGATGAGGACATGACGTTCATGGTCATTTAGTCGGCGATGCCATTTTTGTTC